TCAAGAATATACCTTAGAAGAATTTAAAACTGCATTTTCAAAAAACACATTATCCAGTGTTAAAAAAATAATTTTTTGTGGTGACATCGGTGATCCAATTTACGCTACTGAATTTCTAGACATTGTCGAATATGTCAAACAATTTAAAATTCAATTAGTTATTGTCACCAATGGTAGCTATAAAAAAGACCCGTGGTGGGCAAAACTTGGTAGTCTATTAGATTATCACGACATGGTTCAATTTAGTGTTGACGGGTGGGATAATGATAGTAATAACATGTACAGAATAAACAGTGATTACGATAGTATTATTAACGGCATTAAAGTTTTACGAAAAAATAGCAGTTGCAGTATTAACTGGAGTTCTATATACTTTAACTTCAACGAAGATCATATGGATCTTATTAAGGCACAAGCAATAAATGCAGGTGTAGATCAATGGCAGGCAGTAAGAAGTACAAAGTTTGATGGAAGATATTTGATCGATGGGCAAGATCCTTTGAAACCCAAGAATTATGAAAATCAAAATTTTGGCACTGTGTATGCAAAAAACATAACAAGAATATCTAATAGAAAAAAAGCCATTGAAATCAAGTATACCATCGACAATCACAGCTGGGCAAAATGCTTAAACTGGAAAAAAGAATTGTTTATCAATGTAGAAGGTCTGGTTTTTCCTTGCCCATGGTTTAATAGTGGATATCAATTCAACGACTTTGTACAAAAATATAAAGCAAAATTAAATGTAAGGACAAGGCCCCTGGACGAAATATTAAATGACAATCTATGGGAAGAATTTATTGTGCGATTAGAAACTATGCCTTTGGAAATTTGTAAAATAAAGTGCAAGAATGATAGATAAAATATTTTGTACAGTACCATGGTACGAAGTGCATATTAATGCAGACGGCACTTATCATTCTTGCGGTGCTCAGCCCAACAGAATCAGTGGAACTCCGGAAGCAGAAAAATATAATGTGCATTCAATGACCATTGACGAATGGGTCACGGGGCAACATCAAGAATTTGCAAGGCATGGCAAACTAAACGGTGTCAGTGAGCCTTTGTGCGGCATGTGCTATCACGAAGAATCAATTGGATCTGTCAGCAAGCGAGTTAGAGAAAATCTCAGAAGTAATATTCAACCTTTGCAGTTTTATGAAACGTTTAACAAAAATTATTTTCAAAGCTTAAAACCAAATATCAATAGCTATCACATAAGTTTAGGCAATGAATGTAATCTTGCTTGCAGAATTTGCGGGCCCACTGCCAGCAGTAAAATTGCTGTGGCGGAAATCAAAGCAGGTACTTATAGTGGGCCTGCTAGGATGAACTGGACCGAAGACGAATCTGCTTGGAATCACGTAGTTTCAACTATTTGTAATACTCCAGATTTAAAATTTGTTCATTTAATAGGCGGCGAAACTTTATTAAATCCAAAATTTGAAAATCTAATAGATCATTTACTTAACGCAAACAAGACTGACATTTATTTGGGATTTACCACCAACGGTACAATTTTTAATCAAAGTTTGATGGAAAAGCTTAATGCATTTAGGCACGTGGACGTGGGTATTAGTATAGAATGTACAGGTCTGCTGAACGATCTAATTAGACAAGGCTCCAACACACAACTAGTATTAGATAATATCGATTTATATTTAAAACATCGAAAACAAGAGCATGTTTACATTACTGTACGACCTGTGCCCAGTGCATTAAGCGTACACACACTGGATGACTTATACAAGTGGTGCGTGAGTAGAAAACTAGATGTAATGACTAACATTTTAACTAGGCCTGATTTTTTACAAATTGCTCAGTTACCGCTTGATGTTAAAGAACATTTAATTGAACAATACCGGGAGTGGGATTACAGCGAGCCTGCTCCAGCAAACAGCGATCCCCGAGACCCAACATGGTTTAAACAACATATAGACAACGAAATAAAATCAATTATCAAGGCACTATCACAACCAAACGATCCTATATTAACTCAAAAACTTTATCAAAAACTTTCATCATGGGGCTGGTTAGATCAACCAAATATAGCAAAATATTTTAAAACAAACTTTAAGGCATAACTAGTATGTACAATGACATGGCTTTATCAAACAACTCTAATAGAATCTTTACCCGAAGATTGTGTCGGATTCGTTTACATTATCACAAATAACATCACAGACAAAAAATACATAGGTAAAAAACTGGCTAAATTCGCAAAAACTACTCAAAAAACAATAAAATTAAAAAACGGCACAAAAAAGAAAAAGAAAATTCGCTCAAAAGTCGACAGTGACTGGAGAGATTATTATGGTTCAAGTCCCGAATTAAAAAAAGATATAGAACAATTAGGCGTTGAAAATTTTACTAGAGAAATACTTTATTATTGTAAGTCAAAGGCAGAATGTAGTTATGTTGAGGCTCGCGAACAATTTACCAGGCGTGTATTAGAATCAGATGAATACTATAACGGCATAATTAATTGCCGTATCCATGGCTCCCATATAAAAGGCAAATTAAAAAAATAATATTATGTTTAATCATAAGTTAGTGATATTCTTAGGAGATGTATTTGAATATCTCAGTGTATTAGCTAAAAATTATGATGATTCTGCTTGGCTTTTAACCAAAAATAATTATCACCGGTTAGATAAAGAATTATTTGATCGTGATATAACTGTTTACACTTCGGTAGGCGATCTTCCTAAAGATTTAAACATAGTAAAAAATATTTTAAGCAAAGCAGATATAATTTATTATAGACCCCCTAATGAATGGTCAGACAAGAAAATTGTTGATATTATTGACCCGTGTGATAGTATACAAGGAGTAACAGAAACTATAATGTTGATGTTGCCTAAAACAGTTCAGATTGATGGATTTACTGCATTTTCACCACTGTCATATGATCCTATAACTTTAAGTGACCAACGAAAAACGAATGAAAAACAATTATGGATATCTGGTTGCAGTATTAGTCATGGTGTCGGGGTTCAACCCGAAGAACGTTATGGAAATTTATTGGCTAAAACTTTAAATATGGAATGTAGTTTTTTAACTCGGCCAGGATCAAGTATAGATTGGGCCGCTGATCAAATACTTCGGTCCGACATTAGAAAGAATGATATTGTTGTTTGGGGTATTACTTCTTGGAATAGAATTACATACATTCACAATCACAAACTTTTGCATGGAGTTACAGCTAAAACATTTGATATTTTTCCTGAGTATAATAAATTTTTAAAAACATTTGATTTGCTCTCAACACAAACATTTTACAAACATTTTTATGCCATTGAACAGGTAAAAAATTATTGTAATAAAATTGGTGCAAATTTGTTTTTAGTCGGAATATTACTGTATCCTTTTAGTTTACTTGGCTTTTTAAAATCACAAGATAATTACATTCATATACCTTATAAACTTGACAGCAGTTTAGTTCAGCAATTCGAAGATTTAGGCACAGACAATTCACATCCAGGCCCAATGCAACACAATCAATACAAAGACACTATTTTAAAACACATTTTACAATAAGTTAAACAGTTAAAGCTCGCACAAGCTAATTACGTGTGCCCTAGACCTGGATCTCGGATCGCAGGGATGGAAGACTCTGCGCTGTACAGAGCACTCAATCACTACCCGAAAGGATGAAGATAGCCAATGCCGCTATTTGATTGTTTGAACAGGATTTTAAGGCTAAAAAGACGTCACAGTGATGTGACAAGGTTTATATGTATGTTAGCGTATAGATATAAACCTGCCGTTGGGATAAGACACAACTCGAGGTACAGGCCAACCGCCTCTGTAATGTTGTAACGCTAAGTGACTGTGCTACTCGGATGAAGCTCATTCATTTCTTTGCCCTGTGCGGGCAAAGTGTGACCGATTAATCTGGATGAAACTTATATCGCTTCGCTCTAAAAAAACAATATATCACTGAGCGACAGCGAAAGTGATAGATGTGCTACGCACATCTATCACTTTCGCTGTCGCTCAGTGATTTATTGTTTTTTTTAGAGCGAAGCGATATAAGTTTCATCCAGATTAATCGGTCACACTTTG